CTGCCGGCGTTAGGTACCCCATTACTTCTCTTTCCTACTATTTCTAATAATTATTATGAGTCCTAATAGTGGGAGGAAATATGTAATAAAATATTTGGCGACTTGTCGATTCGTCATTGTTTGAATACCTCAACAAACGAATTACGCGTCAGTGGCTTATCAAACGTCATTCTACCATTCTTGAAAGCATTACGAAGAATAGCCAATGGGCGATCTTTCCACGCTACAAGAGTCTTATATCTGTCCATCTTTTCAGGAACCATTGTAAAGAATATTTCATCCCCACGTGGACGCTTTTCTTGACAATACCATTCGCCAGTATATGGATCGTACCAAACACTAAAGGTTGAAACTTTTGTCTGCAAGGTAAACCGATACTCTGCGTTAGTGTCTTTAGGTTGCAGCAGATTCTCATGGTTATCAGCAAACTTATTTTCTACAGCATATTCTGCGTATTCAGTTCCCTTGATAAAACGCCCAAAGACAGTTTCATATGCCTGGCTATTAAATTCTTTACTTTCAACAAAATGACATACAATAAAACCCTTATAAGATTTAATGATCCCATTCTCGTCAGCATCACGAGGATCAATATTCCAATCTACAAAATAAGGGTTTGTGATTGATACACTGTTAGCAAGAAAATAAACCCGAGTCTTATCTTTGTATCTATCTACCGTGCTATAGAAGTTATTAAAGACAACAGATTCATTAGGAAGATACCTAATAGCACCTTGTTCAATAATGAATTCATCAAAGATAATTGCTTTTACTCTAGGAAATGCTACACCCTTATATTGCTGAGAGGTTACTAGAGGAAGAAAATAACCTATCGTAAACCATTTCCTATTTTTAATTGGGCGCGTATTTATAGGAGCCATTTGCCCCATCATTCCTGTAACTCTAAAGTCCCATGCTGGGAATTCCTGATAAATGTCAGCAAAGAATGTTTCTTTAGCAAGTCTAATCTCTGGCTTATAACGCCTCAGATAAATAAATTCGTCACAATAGCCAGTTTCAATATCAAATGAGCTAATTGCATCCCGAATTGCTTTTCGTTTTGCACCATATGTTTTACCGAGTCCTCGACCTCCCACACAAATATTGTAAGTTGCATTATAAGACAGCAACTTATCATAGCTATAATATGCAAGAGCTTTAAACATTAGTAACCTTCAAGAGCAATTTCGGGTACAGGAACATTTTGATATGTTGCCATAAATGTTCGAGGATTAACATGTGTTCCAGGATTAGAAGACGTCCAAATTCCTCCAATGTTGGCAACATGTGTCTCCCAGTGTAAGTGATTACCGAAGCTATTACCAGTGTTATTTACTTTACCAATAACCTGCCATTTTTCAACTTCAGCACCAACACTAACAAATGGTCCGGGTGCAAGCATATGTGCATAAAGAGTATAAAGCTGTCTATCACCCACAACACCGTGATCTATAACAACAAAATTACCCCAGCCAGAACCGTCTTGATTACTATGACCACTCTGAGAATTAACAACGGTTCCTTGTGCGGCAGCATGAATTTCTACACCCTGATTTTGACCAAAATCAATACCCTGGTGAATTCTACCATTACGTGGCCCATATTCACTAGTAACACTTGCTGTATTAAATGGCCAATCAAATGTTTGATCGCCACTAGTAGGAGGCGTGCCAGGACCAGGTCCAGCTTCAACATCATTAAGAAGCCAGACTCTACCATTAGTAGGGTTGGCAATATATCGTTCTCCCGAAAGTGTGAGAACTAATTGATTACCAACCAATTCAATATATGAAGCCACTTACACTTCAACCCTCACATTATTACCGCTAACAACCTGAGTATATGCTCCAGCCTGAGTCAAGATAGAAAACTTGGCAATAGCTGAAAGACTACGAGTATTCACAATATTTGTAAATGATGAATATGTTGGAGTAGCAACACCAAGCCTCTGAAGAAATGGCAAACCAGTTTCAAGCGGTGCAATAATATTAGACAGATTGATAATAATTTCCTGAGTATCATCCAATCCCTGTACTGTACTAAAGTAGTCAGTAAATCCAGTTCCTGACGTAATTACATGGACATTAGAAATGTTAGCAACACCACGACGTTGCTGATCATTTGTTGCAGCAAAGAAACGTGGAACAGCCTGAGAGCCTGTAATAGTAACCTTACAGTTATTAATAGTGAATCCAGGAACAAACTTACCGCCAGCCATATGTGTTCCTGTCCACTGAATAACACGTGATGGAGACTGTGAAATATACTCGAATTCACAGTTTACAACGGAGCCGCCACCAGTCTGAAAATTAATCTCAGAATATCCCCCAATACGCGCCGGGAAAGTAGTTCCCCTACGAATAAAGAAAGCACCATCTACAACACCAAATTCACACTGAGACTTAATTGAACGACCAGCACAATTCTTAAAGTGTCCGCCAAATACAGCAAAGTGTGTTTCAAAAGGTGCTGTATTACCATCAATATCTTCTTCAGTGAAAACTCTAAAACCATCCTGATCGGCAAGATAAGCAGGATCTTCACAATAAACGTTTTCAATCCACGGTGCAATAAGTGTAATTTCTTTTGGCGAAAGTCCTACACCAGCAGCGGAAACAGTAATTCCTGTTACACCCTGGCTACCAATAATTCCTGCATTGGCGGCCATAATAGAATCACGTACATCGGGACGCTCAAGATAAACATTTGTAAAAGCACCCTTAATCATAATTCCATCACCACCAAGAAAATTAGTGTTGGCACGATAATTACGCCGGGAACCGACACCACTCAAACTAATATTTGCATACGTAGCTGAATTATTGTGAAAGTACCATGACGTAAAGGCTTTAAGATTTGAATCAATTGTCATTGGGCCTTTAATAGTGATATTAAATCCAGCAGCATTAATATCAAGAGCATACTGAATAGGTGCAACAGAATCAACCCTAATGGATGCACCATCACTATTCCATACAAGTGCACTTGCAAGAATTACGTCAATTTCTTCAGTGATGCGATAAATATCTTTTGGCCCTCCCCAATAAAGAGGATGTCCGCTAGCAATGGCAGCACGAAGAGCAACAGTATCATCAGCAACATTATTACCGACAGCGCCAAATTCTTTTACACTACGAGCAGCATTGGGCTTAATAAGATAATTAAGACCCTCAATAGCCTGGCGAGTAAGTGAATTAACATCATTGATAAGCTGCGCAACAAGAGGATCCTGAACTTCAATAGAACTATTGATAATTGCTTCAATAGCTTCATTCACAGCATCAATAAGCTTATTAACCTCTTCAATGAAAACATCGGTGAGGTTATCAAGATTCTCATTGACGAACGGTACAATAGTGCGGTTTATATACTGACGCAAACCCTCGAGAATCTGAAGATATGTTGCACCATCACGATAAGTAAACGGTGTGATATTAGTAGTCTGAACAAACGTGGGAGCATACGGGGGAATTGCGGGAGTCTGAACATCCACAATCGGAGGAATTGTCATTACAGTACCCATCCATATCCATAGTAGTTATTAGGTGTGTAGGCATCACCATTGTTGAGAAGAAGCATAAAACAGTCTTGAATTTCGAGAAGAATAGAAGTATCAATGTTAAGAAGACTTGCACGATACTTATTAATCAAGTCAGATGCGGCGGCCTGATAACCGGTAACAAGATTATCGCCATTGATATTACTAGCAGTATTAGAAGTGCTATCAGAATCAGTAGCACCAGTTCCCTTAGTATCGCCTTTAGAATCACTAGCGGCTGTTGCATAATCTTCATTACCTGAAAGCATTGTTTGTGGAGTATTGGATTGAACCGCGCGTGAAGTGGAAAGCGTATCGCTAGCACTTGTTGTTTTTGCATTTACATTTGAATCTTCAGCAGTAACAGTGTTGTTAACTGAATGAATCTTCATTGTATCAAGTGCATCATAGGGAATTTCTTCACTGAGATACAACTTATTATAATAAGGCATAATCTGATCCATCTTACGACGGAGTATCAATGCAAAATTATCAATTGTTTCTGTACCAATTTCACGCGTATAGTACTCATCGATAATTTTTCCGTTAAGAATCTTACGATACTCTTCATTAAAGATTGGGTAAGTGCCAAGCCCAATAAGCGTAGGATTAGTGAGATTAGGAAGTTTACCGTATGTAACATCGTTATACGTGAAAGCAGAATAAATAAACGGATCGGGCCCGTAAACACTTTCTAGAACTTCCCTAAGTTCCATAGTAAATGTAGCCATTATTTTACCGCTTTCAATCTAGCGTCAGAATCATCGGTTTCTTCATGCTTTTCTTCACTAGCATTTTGTGACATCATCTGACGTTCAGCTTGTTCGTCAGCTTCCTCCTGAGCGTTAACTTCAACCATAAAGTCAACGGTAACCTCTTCGTCAAGGAATTCAGCAAACACATCGTTAATCATATCACATGCTTGTCGTCTAGCATTCAATGATACAAACCGCATAGAATCAGTCTGCCCATCATTAGCGCCAACTTCAGCGACAACAAGTCGCTCTTTCTTATCTTGATTAGCTGCGTCAATTCCAAGCAAAGTCATAGCTTCATTCCAAATGCGAGTACGAAGCAAACTAAGTTTGTCAAATGATTCAGAATCTACACCAAGATCAATTGCCTCAATAAAGTCCATATCTTGCATTGCACCAGTAACCTGGATAAGTTCGTCACCCTGATCCATTCCTCGCGCAAAGTTTACCATTGACAATTGTAGATTAGGTGAACCTTTAAGAATTTTATTCCTACGGGAATTCTTAGAGTTAATCTCAAGTGTTCTATCAATAGTGGCAAGACGTGTAGCATAAATCTTGACAATATCAATCTCAGGCGAGCGAAGATAGTTTGCCCAAATCGGAATTGCTTTCTGCTGCTTTTCCTCATCACTAAGATCCTCATGTGCAGCAGGACTGTATGCACCAATAATCTTATTCTGAAACTGAGCCGGTGCTGTATCAGTAGTTGGTTTAATTAGCGAGCCTGGCCCAATAACAGTAAAGCTAACAGGGTTATCAAGCATATTAACAAACCCAGTTCCAGATCCTCTAACAGCCAAAAGTTTTTCGTAATCCTTATCCCAATAAACTACAGCAAGAGCATTAAAGAAAAGACACAACTCAAGAAAACGTGGATCAATAGAAGTAGGAAGACCCTCCCACTTAAACCTATTAACGGCAAGTTCAGTCATGTTACGCTCAAGCAACCTAGTAATAGCAGCTTCACGCGTAATAGAAGGACTATAATTATAACCGTTATTCCCGAAATAGTGTGCGCGATAAATTTCGTCTGCGCCGCCTCCACGCTTATTCCTAGACACTTTAATACCTTATTCCCGCAATAGGCTGATTAGTTGAAATATCAATATTCCCAATATCACTAGGGGTTTTCCAAACGGTAACGCCCTTTTCGAAAATTCCTCTAATACTCTGTTTGAAAGTTTCAGGCATTGGCGCGGAACTAATATATGTTTCCTGCATCTTCCAATAAGTAAATTTTGTCATTACCATAAGATTACTGGGGATTGA